CTAATGTAGGAGCTACTGCACCTACGACATTCTTTAATATTCCACCTAGTTTCATTCTTCTTCCTTATAAACTTCCTTCATTAAATCTTCAAACATCAATCTGAAATCTTCTAATTTCATAAATGATAGATCATGTCTAACTTGATGTAGACAGTATTGTCTGTAACATTTTTCTAATTGTTCTTCTGTGTACAATACCATTATAGTGTCTGTAATTAATTTGTCAAGTCTTGAATTGCTTTTACAAAATCTTCTACTCTGACAGGAGTTTGCTCCTTCCACTTAGACTGCCCATCTTTACCAGACCCTGTTGAGACTTGTTTGATTGCCTCATCATAGTCTTTATTCTTTAAAGCTTTGTAAGCTGAAGGAAATTTATCCATCCATCTTGTACCTAGTTGAAAGTTTACTGAGCCTAATGCCACTACAAATTCTGGATTATCTATATTTAAATCTAACATTTGTTGAGCTGCAGCATTCCAAGCTCTTTCTGCGTCTTGTTCCAACCATTGATCTATTATATAACCTGATACTACATTACCTACTTCGTACTTGACATTCTCTTCTTTAGTTAAAAGATGTCCGACACCACATGTAGGCTTGTTAAGTGTATCTAAATACACATCATGTCTACATCCTTCTCTTAATTTAAGATGTTCTAAAAATTCGTTATACATTATCTTGGTCGATTATGAAGTCTAACAAGACTCTCCCATACAGTATCATCTTCCATGTCTTCTTCTTTTTCTATTTCTTCTTTATCTTTTTTCTGTTTTAAAAAACTTAACCTTTTCTCTTTAATCTCTTCTAATCGTTTATTTCTTTCTTCTATTCTTTCCTGTCTTAATTCCCTTTTTCTTTCTCTGTCACTTAATACTTTCTCTGAAATACTAGCATGTTTTTCTTTATCTATAGGAATCCATCTTCCGTAAAGAAAAGCTTTATCTTTTAGACCACCTTCTTTAAAACCAAGTCTTTTCATTTCTATTTGTGTTTTATTTAAATTATTTGCCTTCTCATTATATGAAATATTTTCATTATCAATTAATTTATCGGAAGGATTTTTAATAACATTTGATACTGGATAATCTTTTGAAATTTCGCCTCCTGTAAACTTAGCCTCTCTCTTCTCTTTATATTTTTGAAAGTCTTCCTCCTTTAAAGTTTCTAATGCTTCTTTATCTTCATCTGTAATATCATCTATAAATAATAAATCAATTAAAGGCAACTGTAATAAATGCTGTCTTAATTTAAAATATTCAACTTTAAACTCTAGAAATCCCATATTATCAAATGAAGCTTTTTCAAAAATTTCAACTAATTTATCTTCGCTAATTGTTATAGGTATAAAATTATTTACCTGTGAAACTAAAAGACTTTTTTCATACCCACTTATTCCGGGTAATCCCTTAACTTCTTCAAGTACTTCCCAGCTACTAACTCCTAACTCCCTTGCACCTTCAATAGCCAATTTCATAGTAACATGATCATTAAATAATTCTTTATTTTGTTCTATATACTGATTTAATATTTCTTCAACAGGCTGCTTCCAATTAACCTTTAACGCTTCTTTAGTTTTTGCTCTTCTATTTCTACCATAATCATTAACCTTATAAGATAATGCTCTTCTCGTACCTCCATCAGTTACTTTGTAAAATCTTAAACCAGTAGTGTTTGCAATTAACTCTGTGGTGTTATCAATTTTTTCTCCATATCTATTTACAGGATTTTCTTGAGTTAAACTTTTCCATACTTGAGAACCTAAGTTATCAGTTTTTAAAAAGCCTGTAGGATCAAGCTGGTCTAATGCTCCGGGAATTAAAGATAGGAACACATGGGAGATACCAGCCGTTAAATTGCCAGAGTCAAGCCAATCTTCTGTAGTATCCCATCCTTTAATAATTTTTCCTTCAGAATCTCTTCCATTTCTAAGAGCTGCAGTTAGTAAAGCGTCTGAAAAAATAGCCTCACCAAAAAATGGTCTTAATAATTCTTTTGTAGACTCTAATAATCCTTCAATTAATCTATCTTCTATTTCATTTTCAGGAGTATTTGGGTCTAAGAATACATTTAATGCAGCATTTACTGTATTTATCATAGGAGAATCTGGATGTTGATATGCTAAATCCATATATGTTAAATTACCTTTATCATCTCTAAAATATGCTATCTCACTATTACGTGACCATTCAGGTAACAATAAATTTCTGATAGCTTTATTTTCTTGTTCAGTAACTCCTGCCATTAATTTAGAAGTTTCAGAAATCATTTGTTGACCACCTAAACCATAAACAAGTTTAGCTGATAGTCTTTGCATTCCTCTTTCTCTTAGTACTTCATTACCCGACTTAATTTCTTCAAAACTTCTTTTAAAAGCATGGTAAGTATTTCTAAACCTTTCTGCATGGAACGCATAAAAATTACCAAATGGAAGTTTTTTTAATTGTTGTATTGCTGCTGGTACATAATCATATGTTGGTAACGTATCTTTAACGATTTCTGCTGCCTTTCTTTCTAATTCCTCTATAGATAATCTTTGATTAGAAGGATTTATTTGATTTGCTCTTTTTAAAAATGAAAGTTCTTTTTCATATGAAGCTATTCTAAATATATCATCTTCAGCTACGTATGTTTGCTCTACTTTTTTAAATGCTTTTTTTGTTCCTTTCTTTACAGTGCCTTTTACATTTCCAATAAACCCTCTATTTCTTAAACTAGTATCAACACTTGTTAAAAGGTCTCCTGAATTTATTAAATCTGTAAATTCTCCTACTCTAACATTTTGATTAACTATTCCTAATTTTTGATACTTTAAATAAAGATCATTTAAACCTTTATCTTTTGAGGCTGCATCTGCAAATTGCTCCCTAATAACAGTAAATGATTTTCTAACTTCAGCATCAAAAGGATTTAAACCATTACCCATCATCATTAATGCACCTCCAACAGTATTTCGTAAATGAGTAATATGATTCAATACTGTTGCTGAAGCTTGCCCAAAACCTTTACCTTTTAAAAACAATCTGTACCAATCCCATAACTTTATATCAGACATATTATTAAAAAGTTCTGCTATTTCATCTGTAGTATGGTATCCATTTAAAGAATGGAATTGTGTGCCTTTTATTTGTCCGGATATTAAACGTCTGTCAGTTACATATTTATGATCTCTACTACCTTTCTTAAACAAAAATTTATTTTTTCCTACTTTAAGAATATCATCATACATCTGTATATTTGATGTGGTATTTCCTAATGTTGTTAAAGTTCTGAATACTGCGTATCTAGTATCTATATTTTCTCCTAAAAATTCTCTTACTAATGGCTCTATATTTTTTCTATGAGCAAAGATTTTATCTAGTTTTTTTTGACCAAATACAGAATTAATATGAGAAATATATATTTTTTCTTTATTTTTTCCTAGTGAACTTTTTTTAATATCCTCAATTCTTTGTTTAGCTTGTTCTAATGCTGCTTCTTTACCTTTTTTAGTATTACCATACTGTCCTGTTTCTATTAGTCTTGATGCAATTTTGGCAATTAATTTATCTTCTACTTCTTTTACTGGTGTATACTTTTTATTTTCATATAAATCATACGTCTTTCTTAAATACTTACCTAAGTTTGCACGAATTTCTTTTCTAAGTTCTTTATTTTTAGCATCAATACTTTTATCACCGGTTTTTATTCTTAATTGTTTTAAAAGAAGATTACTAAACTCATCTATATAATCTCTGATTTCTATAGCTAACTCTCTAGCTTCTTTATTGCTAATATCTTTAGGATTAATTGTACCATCTAAATATTTTCTAAATATTTTATCAGCTTCTTCATAACTAATATTTTTTTCTCTAGCTAATTTTTTTACATTCGATTCAATTCTTTCAGCAAAATCCTTTGCTCTTCTTTCTATTGAACCTTTAATATGTTCTGTACCTTTCCATATATCAAAAGTTTGATGAGTATGGAATCCACGAGTTGTTAGGCTTCGTGGAACTTTTTGAAGAATATTAAACATCTTTTCTACATAAGGCGATGATAATCCAATATTCTTTATTAATTTTGGCATATCATCTAATTCCCTCTTTAAAAATGGCATCTCAATATCACTACCAGCTCTAGTTTTCAAAGCTCTACTACTATTTGATCCTTGATTTACTCGTTTTTTAAAAGCTTCAACAGCCTCTGGTCCTCCATTTTTAATATTCTTTAAGAACTCAATTAAACCTGCACCTCCTGTATATGTTTTTGATAATCCTTTAGGAATTTTAAATGCTGCTCCTACTATACCAGTTAATGCCAAGCCTTCACCTAATAAACCAATACGATTTTCAACTTCAGATAATTCTTTAGGGTCTTCTAAATCTAAATAATTAAATATATCAGATATTAAAAACGTATCATCTCCTGCCCATTGACCTATATCGTAAGCTATTCTCATTTCTTCTGGATCAAATGCAACTTGAGCTCCTATTTCAGCTGAAGCTAAAGTCTGAGCATAACTGGAAAGTTTAGCTTTTCTTTCCATAGACTGTTCAGCTAGTAAAACCTTTTCAGATTTACGACCTTTACCTCCTTGGAATTTCTGATAAGGACTTTCTTTAGGTTTTTTAAATTGTTCAAGACTTTTTTTAATGAAGCCCTTACCACCTAGCATTGCAGCAGCAAATGACCCTATATCAGCGGCTACTGTTCCAACTGTAGAAGTAGGTTCTTGTATTGTAGGAATATCATACTGCTCACCAAGATTGGCTTCACCTGATTCCCAATACTCAGGATCAACATCTATAATATCTCTACCTAATACGTTACCTAAAGTAATTCCCATAGCCTGCTCTTTTTTTCTTCTAAATTCAGGAAAATCTTTACCTGTAGATAATTCAGCAGCTAGAGTTCCTATATCTAACACACCTCCAGCTACAGATTCTGCTATATTCCCTACAATCCGTCTTGGTTCTTGTGGTAAAATAGTTATAGGATCAGATTTTAATTTATCTGTTAAACCAACAAAATAATCTTTAATATCAACATTATCTTTAGTTTCTTCTATTTGTTTTAATGACTCTCCTGTTACATAAGTAGCACGAACACGACTAGGTATAGTTTCACCAACTGTGTATTCATCAATAAATGAACTAAAAGATTTTTCTGTACCTAAGTCATCATATAACTCAGATAATATTATAAAATCAGATTTATTTTTATACTTTGAATATTCTTCTTTACGAATTTTTTCTAATTTTGATGTCATAAATATTTAATTATTAAGGTATTAATTAGAAGGCATAGTCATTAGGTTTTTGGTGATGTTTTCAGCTATACTAGTTGCTTCCAATGTATGTTGATCACGATGTAATTCTTTTAATTTAGTATATATAATACCATAAGCGTCATCCTTTTCATCTAAACCAGCTAGATGATCTCTTTTTTGCATTTGTTCATATATAGTCTCTAGAGTATTAGCATCTAAGTTCTCTTTCTTTAGCTTATTTATAAATTTAGTATATTCCTCCCTATTTAATCTATATGTCGAAATACCATTTAGTACACTACTATCCCCTCTTCTTATATCATCGTGATACCTTGCTGAAGCAGAATTAACAAAACCTCGTATAAATTCAGTTCTAGACTCTCCATATATTTTCCTTTCAACAACCTCTTTAAGTTGTATTTGAACAACCTCTTCTTTTGCTTTTTCGGACAACTTCTTATATTCTGATGAATCTAGTAAGTCGTATATCTCTGCTGTTGCTTTCATAGCACTTGACGATACTCCCATTACTTTACCAATCATAACAGCTCTCTGAGCATTATAAGCAGCTTCACTTATACCATTATCTAACTCTTTAGTTTTATCCCAATCTATCTCTTTAGTACCATCTTTATATTTTATTCTTTTTTGGCTCTCTAATCCATAATTATACAAATCCATTGCATCATCAATCTTACTATCTATAAGTTTTTCTGCTTTATTAGATGCCAAGTTCATCGTAATCTTTTTAAATTCACCCCAATTTTTTCCTTCACTAGCCTTGAAGTCATCTAAAGCTTCATCAAATAATTCATCAGGTAAATAAGTATTCCTGTAAGCTTGTCTAAACTCTTCGTTACTTAATACTATTTTATCTTTATCATCTTCTGTCAAAGCTGCTCTTTTAGCCAACATATTATTCTGATCATATTTATTAAAATTAGCTACATTATTTAGACGTTTTTCATGTGCCTCCTTTAAAGATTTTAATCTAGAATCTTCTGCATCATAACGCTCAATACCAAATAAATCACGAAGACGAGCAAGAGGTTTATGTAATACAGATAAATTTTCAGGTCTTGTTTCTTTTAATATTCTAGCTTTATGGTAAGCCATAGATGGATTTTGAAATTCTTCTTTAGTTAATGAACCAGTTTCATCCATATTTAAAAGCTCATATTGTTTCTCAAAATGAGGTATTAGGACATTTGCTATGTCTTGTTGTATCCATTGTTCTTTAGCTCTTCTAGCTGCAATACCTACATTAGGACCTGTATACATATCAATACTGTCTTGATGAGCGTCTTTAAATCTTAATTCTGCCTCTGGTCTAAAGGCTTCAGTAGGACTTAGATTTACAAGTTTTTTCTTTGTTAATAATTCTTCTTTTTGATTAAAGGCTCTATCTAGTTTAGCAGTCTCTAATTTTTGTGAATCTATTAATGCATCCACAGTTTTTTTAACATTAAATTCTTTTCTAGCATCACGAGCACCTATAACTCCAGTAAGAAGCAAAGCAAGATTTCTTCGTTTCTTTTGTTTATCTGATAAATTCTCTGCCCCTGTAATAGCTTCCCCAATTGCTTGACCTAATCCTTGAGATAATAAAGAAGGTCCTCGATTTTTATTATATGGATTATATGACATTATTATTTCTCCCTTGATAATAAACTATTTTCATTTTTTGATAGTTTAACTTTTTCTAATAAACTAGGTGGTAACTGAACATCAGCAATACTTTCTCTTATTTCTTCAGGTACTACTTGTTCATTTATTTTATTTAAATCTTTTTGATGTAATTGATCAAAATAATTAACACCTTCTTGTAATCTTTTATTCTGTTCTTCTGGAGATAGTTCTGTTACTTCATCTCCTCCAGATTCAAACTCATAAGGTATTTCAGCTTTATCAGCTAAAGCCATAACCATAAACATTGTTGGCTCACTTAATAAAATCATTAAATCTGGATTCCACTTACCTTCTAAAAATCCTGTATATAATACAATACTTGCTAGATCAATAACTCCAACTCCATTATTTAGAGATAATAATATATTACCAGCAGTTTCAGGATTATATATAGTATTAAATATATAATGAATTCCATCATCAATATTAGTAAATTCAGGTGGTCTTTCCCAATTATTAGGCGAGTCCTTTGAATTAGTTAAGGACTGTCCGGGAATTGGTCTTCCCTGATCTATACTAGTAGATAAAAAGTTTATTGCATCTTGATTTAAAGGTTTCATAATATTCTCTTGTTTAATACTTAAAGTTTTGCGTCATACCATTGGCTATTTAGACCATTAGGACTATGTGTACCATACATAGGTACTAAATTTTTGTTATACATTTCAAAATTTATTGGTTGTCCTCCATTTGCTATGTACTGTGCATTTAATTGTTGCATAATTACACCTGCATTTGAAGACATAGTGTTGGAAGGCATAGGATGAACTATCCCTTTTCCAGATAACTCTTCATCTCCACTAGGCATTAATTCATTAACGAGTAAACTTGTACCAGCAGATTTAGCAGTATCTTTTGCAAAAGATGCCACACCTCCTAATTTACTTATATCATTTTTTATTATATCTTCAGCTGCGTCTGTTGGAGAAGGATAAATATTTATAGGCGTTTTTTTAGCACCATTTTGTAAAGCTTCTACTGCTCTTTGTTCTGCTTGACGTATACTCTCTGGAACAACAGTTTCAGTAGCACTAGAATAAAGCCCTGTTTTTTCTGGAGTCATTCCAAATTTTTCTGGAGTCATTCCAAAAAATTCTCCTATACGAGGAATACGTCCTCTATTTACTAAAGCTTGCATAGCATTTGGTATCATTATACCTAATCCAATTAAGCCTATAGCCTTCCCTAATTTAGAACTAAAAAACTTTTTAAGTTTCTTTCCAGCCTTTTTTAATTTTTTTCTTAACCATCCCATATTTTTCTCCTATCCTCCAAAGCCTCCAGCATATGAAGTACTTAATGATGAAACTAATGTTGATAAGTAAGGACCATATTTTTCTCCAGCCTTACCTTCGTTTGCAATAGCAGTTGCTACAATTTGTACTTTTCTATTCTCTTCATTTTCAAAAGCTCTAAAATCAAAGTCAGCTTGATCTCTTAATTCTTGCCAAAGAAAGGCTAATGCTTGACTAGACATTCCAAAAGCATTCTGAGCATTCTGAGCATTAATTTGATTTTGAGCAGCAGTATCTGCTAAATTAGTTTGTCTTCTCCATTGAACATTAGACGCTTCAATAGTTGCAGCATTTTGAGCATTCCATTGATTTCGTGCAAAATCTTGCTGAGAATTAAACTGATCTACTTGTGTGAGTAACTGTGATTCAAATCTTATAGCATCTGCTTCTTGTGCTAGTCTTCTAGCTTCAGCTGCATTTTCTTGAGTAGCATTAAATTGATTCATAGCATCAGACCTCGCTGAATTATTTAAATCAATTTGAGCTGATAAGTTTGACATAAACTGCTGGGTCTGATTTTCACTTGTAGCATTAAACTGTTCAGAAGCATTAATAGCAGCCTGATTAGATAATATTCTTTGTTGTTCTTGTTGACTACTAAGTATATTAGCTTGTTGCTTATTATTTAAATTTGTCAAATCCATTGTCAAAAAGTTTTGTGCATTTTGAATTTGTGCTTTTTGATAAAAATCAGCTGTAGCTAAATCAGCTTGTGATTGTAAAACTACATTTTGAATTGCTGCTTGTTGATTATTATTTGCATTCGTTAAACTTACAGTTTGAAAAAATTTACTGTTAAATAATTCTGTCTGTTGGTC